AATCGTACTATGTTGACTGGACGTCACGTTAGTAATACAATATATGGTTTTGCTTCTGGTCACTGGCTCACCTCAGCGTTTCAAACAATTAGCGTTTGGGGTGACATTATGACTGGATACATCTTAAGTATGGAACGTTCTAAAGCTCCTTTGCACTTACAAGGCATATCTGGTGCTGAAGAACATTTCAAGCTTGTGCAGCATGGCGATGACAGTATTTGCAGCATCTCTGATGAAGCTGCCCAGTACGTTAATGGACAAACTATACAGGAGATACTCCTGGAGTATGGAATTGAAGTTACTTCTAGTAATAAGAATCCTACCACTGGACTCTTGTCCACTGAAACCACTCCAGTTGAGAATCTACAGTTTTGTTCTATGTACACTACTGCCCACCGCTATCTCGATGGCAAAACCAAGTTTTGGGCTGCTTTAAAGCCCTCTTCCATAAGCAAGGCCCTTAAATGGTCTAGAGGTGTGAACGAAACTGACGTCGTTTCTAACCTCAAACAAACTATTGAAGGTATGTGTCATATGCAATATGGTCTTGGGCACCGTGAATTTGATAAATGGCGTAACTGTGTTGTCAATGAGTTTGACTTACATTACCTTAACTCAAATAACGGTGCTAGCCTAACCTCTTGTATACCAACTTGGGAGTTGATTGACGATATACGGCATAGTGAAGTTCAAAGTGAGCACACTGAGTACTTACTTGACTATCATATGATGGCTGGTGAATCTGAAATTGTTCAGAATGTCACCGAAACTCATAATTCAAACACTATGTCTATTGTTTCAGACTCCGGTTTAGAGGATAAGGTTGTCAACCATGCCCCGAACGACATTACGCAAGTTTTGCGTCGTTTTAACCCTGTTGCAAGTAGAACCGTCAATGGCGTTGACCCCTTTTACTATTATGTTGGGCAGGAACACTGCATTTTCACCAATCCAGGAATACCTCACTCTGGAACACAGCTTAATAACCCCGTCTCTTATTACGCTGCTTTGTTCCAATTTTCTAATGGCACTCCGTCATTTCAAATTAGAGTTGAGTTTCCTGCTGGCGATTCTGTGGCTAGTTATGCCTACATTGCTTCCCAATCTCCAATATCTTACAATCCTATGGATCCTGGTAATATACCGCCTAGCGGTGTTGGCCTTCCACAAGGTAATATTACCAGAGAAAGACCTTATGTTAATTTGCGTATCCCGTGGTCCTCACCATATGATATGATTTATATTAATAGCCCGTCTTCCCCTGATCGTGAGAGAATGGTTGGCACCATAGTAGTTAATGCCCCTAATGGGTCACGCGTTTCAATTTTCGCTTCTACTGGTGATGACTATATGATGTCTGGACGCCTCTGTATTCCAAACTTGTTGGTTAACACCAACTCTCCTCCTGATAGGTACCCAAATTTGCTTCTTGAACCTCAAGGCATTACGTTTAGTAAGACCACTAATGAGGTTACAAATATGGGTTCAGTTCAGGATTCCGGGATACAGAGTGGTCCAACTAACAACACCAATCTTTCATTAGACAAACCATCCGTTGCTCAGCAGTACGGTAACATTATCAATGCTTCATACCCAAATTTGGGGCATGCTGATGGTGCTTTTTACACTGAGACTATGAGTGAGTCAATGAAATTGGTGTGTGTTAGTGATAACTCAGCACAAATAACGCCCACTGGCGTTGAGCAGAGTTTTTCATCACTTTGTCAACAAACATATTACACTACAATCAAAGTTAGCACAACAGACCC